CCGAAAACCACTTCTTCTCGTCTTTAGCTCGTTTAAGCAATTTCTTAAACGTGTCGTGGTGCATACTGACAGTAATCCGTGTAAGCCCAGATTTCCACGGATTATTTGAGCCCTTTGGATATCGCATGGTTCCCCCGTACCTGCGCCCGCTACATGTATACCCGTGTAAAGTATGTTGGCCCAGATTGCAATAACGATTTTGTGCGATTTTGTAAAGTATTTTTGCAATTCGCCTATTGCAATCATACGCGCGTGTAAAGTATAATGTGTATGCGTGGCCAAAGAGGCCAGAAACCACCAAACCAGGAGTTAAACTATGAACAAGTTACTCTATGGGGCTGCACTGATAGGTGCGGCCATCATATTCGAGGCCGGTCATGCCTGGGCATGGACCGACACCCGAGGCCATTGGTGGGAAGGCCCACAATTCGTTGCGCCGGGAGTATACCCACGCTACGAAGACCCACCAGCGTATAGTCCACCCGCGCCTGGAGGACCGATTGGCCCAATCATACCGGTACCAGTACCTCTTCCGCCTCCAGTTGTAGTTCCTCCACCACAACCGGTTGATCCACCCGTGTTGGGTTGGATCTATTGGCCCTATATGCACTGTCAAACTCCACCAACATGTACCATCATAACTGATGCTGGTGGGCTCAATGTGCGGACAGTTCCTAATGGTGCGCCAACGATGGCATTGGCAAATGGAACTCCAGTTATACCGGTGCGCCCGCAAGGTGATGCAAGTCACCCCGGCAAATGGGTCTTGGTTGCCCAAGCTTGCAATCTAGTTCCTACTTGGTTGTGGTCGTGGAATACAGGTGTCACTCTTATGAGGTGCCTTTAATCGTTGTAATCAATACCCCTGAGTTTTCGTTGGGCTTCTCGATATCTAGCTAGCTTCACGACGCAGCTAGCATGAGCCCATTTGCCTTTAAATCCTAATTCCTCTAAGGCAACCGGAAGTTCAATAGCTGGCCATTGTCCTTTTGCGAGTCTATGGCCACAGATCTCACATATACGCCCCTTAGTCACTTCAACTCCTTAGTGGTAAAAAGTGGTGCCGGGGTGTGAGCCCCGGCACCCTTCTGTGATTATAGCTAGATGCAGGATGTAACCCACGTATTGCCGACCCAACGTCCATAACATGTGCCAGCATCGACCGGAGCCAACACGGCAAACGTCGCGAGCAGCGATAACACGAGTACAAAGATACGCATTCCCACCTCCATATCCCGCCCAATGCGGTACAAGGCAATTGTAAAGTACAATGTTATGATCGGCAAGGCAAAATGTTACTTCCTATGCAACTCGATATAGATATCGTCAAGCAAATCTTCTAATGGTGTAGTGGTTTCGTCACGGAATCTAGGATTGAATAATCCATTAAATTTCATTTCGGTAACAATTTCAAGGGCTTTGTCCAAGCCATCGTGCTGTGGCCGATATGGCCGCAATTGCTCGATGTATTCTTCCACAGTATTGAGCAATCCCATGAATTCCATCTTGCCTACTTTCTTGCGTTGGCCGGTCTTTAGGTCATAAACCTTGGCCATGGCGTTTCCTCATAAAGCTTTTTGTAAAGCATACCACATTCATGCCACAATTACCAGTTGTGTGATATCTGTATACATAATAAATTTTGCTTTACGCTCCGGTTAAATTGTGGCAACATATAGTGCACTCTAAACAACTAACTCCTAGGAGGTACGACCATGCCTGATCCAGATACTCAAGTCCAGGCTGAACCCGGCGAATCCACTGCATCAGAGCAAACAACTCCGCAGACACCACAAGCAACTCACGCGGAAGTCGGTGCTCCGTATGAAGGTCTGTTGCAACAGGCAGCAGAGGAACATCCATACGTTCCCGGCGAAGAAACCATTATTCCGCCACCTGAAACAGCGGGCGCACCGATCAGCGGTGTTCCGACTCCAGAGCCAGGACAAACAGAGCAGAAACCAGACTGAATGCGCGTCACTCGGTTCTAGGGTGTGCGTCCAGGCCCTGGGGCCACCGAGTGATGCGTGAGGGGCGGCGTCTCCTCTGGCGAGTCAGGTGCCGCCCCACTAAGATGTTGTAATCATTAAATTTTTGTGGCAATATACTTTACAAGCTGGTTGCAGGAACCGGCCTAACCGTGGAGTTGTGACTGTGGCCACAGAAGATGCTCGCGCCGAGGCGCTGTATGACACCATTGCCGACATTTTAACCGAGCATGGTGTTGATTGCAGCACAGAGGCAGCAGGGAAGATAATAGCCGCAATCGCCAAGCTTCATGAACACGAAATGGAGGAGGCCATTGCAGCAAAGGCCGATGTGGAAGTCGATGCCGAAATAGTTGTGCCGTGTATGGATGGCACTGAAAACCACAAATTCGTCGTCAGCGATGAAAACGAAAACGTCTGCTACTGCGAACGCTGCGGTTGCATTGAGTATTAACCAAGGAGGACAGTGTGGAAAAGAAGTTAATCGAAACATTACTACTAGCCATCGGCGAGGTTGTCAATGCTGAAGATCCTTGGACTTCCAAACGCAATGAGATTCTCAGTGAATGTAGTGCTGAGGATAAGACTAATTTGGGTGAGTTGCTAGCGTGGTTTGAGGAGGACGAGGAAGAAGACGAAGAGGACGAGGAAGAAGAGGACGACGAGGAAGAAGAGGACAAAGATGTCAAGTGAGGATGGGCGCATAGGCAACACCAGAGGCGAGTTTTCGGTTTGCCAGTTCTTTCAGGGAGAACAATACGAATACGTGCGCCGATGGGTTAGTGCTGAAGAAGCAGCGTTTGCGTTCAAGCATTACACGACCTCCGTGGCTGCGCGAATGGGGATGACAAAACGAGTCATCATCACTGATGGTGGTGACTGTACCAATGCAGAATGGAAATACGGGGAAGGCCTCGTGTATCCACTACCAAAAGAACAATAACACTCCTGCTAGACAATTCCGCTCGGTGAGCGTGGGCGTCGAGTTTCAGAAAGGTGTCCTGCCGACTAGCAGGAGTAGGATTCATAGCGGTCCAAGGGCACCAACCCACGCACAATCATAAATGGAGGTGACAAATGACAGATGAAACTGCACTCGATCTACTCGAAAACTACGAAAAGCCGGTGGATCTAAACGTAATACGAAATCGCGCTCGCGAACTAAGGGATAAATACCTCAAGAAAATTGATCTTGAGCAACAGCTTGAACTTGTGAAACACGGCATTCGAAAGATAGAGCAAGACGAGCTCCCTGAAATGTTTACCCAAGCCGGTATCTCCAGTATTACCGTGGAGGCGACTGGCAATCATCCCGCGTTTGTGGCTGAACGCAAGACAGTCTACAATGCTTCTATTCCTGAGGATAAACGCCTAGAAGCGTTCCAGTGGTTGGAACAGAATGGCCATGGTGACTTAGTCAAGTCAGTCATTGATATCACCTTTGGGATGCAGGAGCACGAGAAGCGCCTGTTCGTCATGAAACTACTGAGCGATGCCGGTATTCAGTTCTACAACCATGAGACCATGCACCACATGACACTCAAGGCGTTTGTGAAGAGAGAAATACAGGATGGCCATATGATTCCTATGGACCTTCTTGGAGTGTTTGTGGTTGATGAGGTGAAGATCAAATAGACTCTTACATCAAAGCAGATGGTTGAACGGGGGGACTTTCTATTCTTAGTTTTTCCTCACGTTTTTTGGCTCCGTCTTTAATATCACGAAGAAATACAGAATGATCACCATTGGCACGTCGAAGAGCTATTCGCAATGTCTCCATTTGCCGTTTTGCGGCATCCATGGTTTTGATAGCTACTCCCATCTTTATATCCGTGTCCTCACTAAAATCAGCCACAGTCGCATACTCAATACCAACAATTTCGTAATCTTTCTTCTTACCCAATCTACCTTTTGGGCCATATCGTGTTATAAACTCTGGGCAAACTCTACCATCAAACAAAATCTGACTTTTGCGTGGTTGTTCTTGATACACCTGATTTGCGGTGTCCAATAGAGCTTCAATCCAAAATATTTTGGATTTGGGAGAATCCATGTACAAGTCTTTAATTCTTTCACGAAACTGAATTGCGTTGAAACCATTCTCTTTGTGCTCTTTTGCACAATTCTTCAACTCATGCCTTACAAGTGACTTAAACGCACTAGTCATGTTTCATCTCCTCACTGGATTCGTAAGCTCAATAAGCAAAGCGATTAAAGCTGTTGCTCCATTACTAAGCTCACTTTGAAGTTGTTTAGATTTCTTGTCAATTAACAAACGTTGGAGTATTGCCTCGCGAAAAGTGTTATCTGTAAGCCGTTCTCGAAAACCTTCAACAAAATCCGAATTATCGAACGCGGGCAATGCTTTGTAGACAGCGTCAGCATAACGAATATAAGTTTCACGTTTATTTTTCTCTAATAAATCCCTATCGTCAGCCTCGGTTTGTGCCTGCTCTAGTGTTAACTCACCTTCAACTACACGGTCAGCCAAATCACTATAACGTGCTCGTAACAAAGCAATCTCATCAACTGGTTTGGTATCAGCTTTATTCCGTTTTGCACATTCAGCTAATGCTATGTCAAGTGAAATTGCACCTGAGAGCACTGATTCTGCTAAGGTAGGAACCGAACGAAGAATCTGGCGAGCTTCTTTCAAACGGCGATAGCTAAAATGGGCGGTTGCCGCCCCTTTTTGCGCTTCATCTATTTTGCCTCTTCCACGCTCTGGATTAGGATACAACATCGCCAAAGCCATCGCTTTTTGACCGGTAGTTAAATCACGGCGATGCAAATTAGAAGCAGCAATAAACGCTCGTGCATCCTGACCATCGAGTTTAGTGTACTTCGGTTCAACTCCTACAAGTTCACACGCTTTAATCCGATTACGCCCATCAATTATTCCTTCAACAGTCTTACCATCACTGTCTTCCCATTTACCTAATACAATTGGATGAATTAATCCGGTTTGCTTGATGCTTTCAGCAAGCATCTCTAAGCTGTCGTCAGGCATTAGTGGGAAGATTGACGCCAGTGGATGAACTGGATAGTGGTTCATAACATGATCCCAACTTATGGTTGTTTGTACACCTAAAAACCATGACGCGCAAGCTATTGTTTTAGTGGTTGCGCATCATGGAAATATGGTTTACAATACGTTTGCTGAGGAGGAAATATGATCGCATTTCAAAAATGTGGTGTAGTCGGCTTTTCTCCTTATACACACGATATCGGTGTTTTATTTGAAGGCAAAGAGTATTTAGGAACAGCAGTATACTGCATGAGCCCAGAATATCCTCGAATATCAGTGAATATAGCTGCATTCATATTTGCTTCTAAATGTTTCCAGTACTTGTTTTGCCGGAATTGTCTAAACCAGACTGTGCTTATTCCAATGAGTGAAGCGATTGATATGTTTAAGCGAGGTCACAAGCGCAAAGAAACAGACGACTTTATTGTCTTCGAATGGCACGAGCTAGAAAATCCCACCGTCGTCTACGAAATACCATTCTAAACCCTAGGAGGAGCCAGGAATGTACAGAGAGCGATCTGAAATCATCTCGTACTCGAAGGACGATATAGAGCGTATCGTCCGGCATATCGCCCAACAGCAAATCATCGGGCATTTGTTCATCGGTAAGTTTGGTGAACAAGAAGTTCGGTGGAATGGTGATGGAGGAGTTGACGTAATCACTAGTTACAGACAAGGTGGCTACGAAGATCTTCCACATGAAGATCAACCACTTGCGATATCCAAGAAAAAGAAGAATAAGTAAACCCTAGGAGGACAAAATGTCAGATCAAGCACTGCAGACGACAAATCCACAACTTCCCGCCGAGCAGGACGAATACCTCGAACTCACCAATCAATACGCCGAACGAGGTGTCAGTTTCAAGGCAGAAGACCAGCTTACGCCACTGATCTATGTTTTGCAGAGTATGTCACCACAAGTTGAGAGGCGAGGTGACAACTATATTGAAGGTGCTGAAGCCGGAGATTTCTGGCTACGCAACTCCCTCAATCCCATCCGCAATGGTGAAGAAGGAATTATTGCCATACCGGTTGAAATGTTCCGCACATGGATCGAGTGGATGCCTAACCGGGGTGGATTTGTCGCTCGTCATGATACTCCACCGACGGATATGGTTTCTAAGACCATTCGTGGTGACGATGGCAATGAACGACAGGTGATGATGCGTGGAAATGGAAATCTGGTTGTTGATACCAGGGAATTTTATCTACTAGTAGATGGCGATCCGTATGTGTTCCCATGCAGTTCGACTAAGCACACATTCGCACGGCAATGGCAGTCAATGTTCCACCGGTTTAAGCACCCAAAGACCGGGAAAGTCATGCCGGCATTCGCACGCAAATATCGGCTATCGACAATTCCTACGAGCAATTATAAAGGGAAATGGTTTGGCCTCAAGTTCGAAGACGTTGGCGAGTCTAACATCAACGAGCTAAAGGCGGGGATTGCCTTCAGCAATGCAATTCAGCGAGGTGAACGTAAGGCCGAAGCCCCGATTGATGGTGGAAAGGAAGACAACGAGATACCATTTTAATTCAGGCTTGTAAATCAGGGGCCAGTTGCTTTACAATTGGCCCTTGGTAAAGTAGAGGAGCGATGAAACGTGCGCTCTGAGCAATCTCGTATAAACCGTAATAAGCGAGCAAGGGAACGTTGGAAAAATGATCCCGAGTATCGCGCTCGCAAGTATGTATATCTCCGGGAATACGTTAAAAACAGATGGAAAAATGATCCAGAATATCGTGCTTACACCAAGAAGCGGCAGAAAGAACTACTGTTAAATAATCCAGAACGTCTCGCAAGGAAACGCTTACGTCATCGAGAAAGATATCAAGAACGAAAGCAGGAGCCTAATTTTAAAGCATCAAAAGAACTTCAAAAGATAAAGGCAAAAGAACGACGTCTGAAATATAAACAAGATCCCGAACATCAAGCATTAATGAAAGTAAGAGCCCGTGAGCGATACCAATTAATACGTGAAAAGCTACGTGAACAGCGCAAAGATCCTGACCTTCGAGCAAGACAACTTGTACGAATGCGTGCGTGGTATTATAAAAAGATGCAAGACCCAGAATTTCGAGCCCACAAAGTTGCCCGAAATAAAGAAAGAGAACGTATTCGATTACTAGATCCAAAAGCTTATAAGCATCACTTAGAATACGCCCGAAATCTCATACGGAAGCGTAAATTGGATCCTATAGTTCGTAAACATATTAAAGAAGAACAGCGAGCATGGCTCGAAAAACAAATGCTAGATCCAATATATCGAGTGCGATTAAGAACTAAATATCGGGAATACAACCAAACTCGCCGAGAGTATATGAGACAGATTTCTCAATTAAATGAAGCTCGTAAAAGACTATTAAAAAATCCAAGCTATCAAACAATACTAGAACAAGCTGTGCTGGTCCAGCTTGAACAGCTAGGCTTTCCGACCAGTGTACTGAAAGGAGTCTCCCAATGACATACACTGAGAGTGTTGATCTGGGTGTACGTGGTTCTAAACGTGCATCATTCCAAAAGCGGAATTACCGTGATTTGGCACTGAAAATTCTGGTCGCTAATCCTGACGAAGATGTTGAGAACCTCGTAGAAGAGTTTATGGAAATGCTAACCCAAGACAACGATGCTTTCCGGTCTCTTGCTATCTATGGATTGCAAAATGTTAAGACAGCACTGCATCCAGTGCGTACAAGTCCACCACGTCGATCACCACTGGCCGCTGAAAAAGAAGTCATCGAGAAACAGGCAACGGAAATCACTAAGAAGATCACTGAAAATCTGATGCAGTTCATGATGCCAAGCGGTAAGACACTGGCCGACTCAACTGGTGCCGAATGTGATAAAGTCGGTGGCTGGTTTAAAGTCATTGGCAAAAAGGTCGGTCGCCAAGGCATCGTTGGTCAGAAACTCTCAGAGGAGGACCTGCAGAAACTATTCAAAGGCTCACAACGCGCGAAGGTGTGATGATAGATCCTACCATATTCGTGGGTCCGCCCGGTACCGGGAAGACCACGACACTGCTGGACACCGTTAACCAGGAAATGGATAACGGTGTCCCTCCCGATCGCATTGGGTTCATGACTTTCACCAAGCGTGGGGTGGAGGAGGCAATATCACGCGCTAGCGAGCGATTTAATCTACCCCGCAGTCGTTTTCGGTATTTCAACACACTCCATGCCGCTGCATTCAGGCAATTGCAACTGAGTACTGACCATGTCTTTACCGGTAAGCGGGTGCAGGAGTTTGGCGAGGAGTATGGATACGAATTGCATGGCAGTTTGTCATCTGATGATGGTACCTATACGAACTTTTGGGGTGACGACTTAGTTTTATTCTTCGAGAACTACGCGCGTATCACACGGCAACCGTTCGATACTGTTATCAAGCAGAATGATTTTATTGTTCCGGATTTCGACCGGGCACAACAGTTGATTAAAGAGTTTCGGCAGTTTAAGGCCGAAAACGCATTGTTTGATTTTACTGATATGATTGAAGAATTTATAAAGCAGGACGACCCACCACGCCTCGAAGTTTTGATTGTGGATGAGGCACAAGACCTAAGTGAATTACAATGGGAGATGGTTGAATTATTGGCCAAATTTGTCAAACGAATATATGCTGCTGGCGATGATGATCAGACAATTTTTACCTGGGCGGGAGCCAGTACACGATTTATTACACTACCCGGCAATACGACTGTCCTAAAACAGAGCCATAGGGTTCCGTGCACAGTGCATGAGTTAGCTAATCGTATGATTAGCAAGGTCTACAATCGTCGTCCCAAGTTTTGGGTTCCACGTACAGCCGACGGCAGGGTTGATACAATAGAGGGTATATCACAGTTAGATCCTAACAGTTTGGACTCTGGCAGTGTAATGATGCTCGGCCGCACCGTTAAATCACTGCGGCAGAAATACATCCCGTATTGCCGTGGCCATGGTATTCCATATCGGTATTTTGATGCCAACAGTGTCAAGCCGACTTATGCCAAGGCAATCACCGGCTGGCTCGATTTGTATGAAGGTAAAACTATACCAGCGACCGATGCTCTCAAAATTTATGAACTGCTTCCGGGTGAAACGAGCAAGAAAAAGCCTGGAGTCGCTTATGGCAACAAAGCCCGGTTGAACCGGTTTGCGCAGCAAAGGGACACACCTGATGTCACATTGCGTGAATTGAGGCAGGACTTTGGGCTACTAGCGGTAGGATCATGGCAAGAAATTTTTACAGAAATTGACCCAAAGGATGTTGAGTATATAGAAAGGATTCTAAACAACGGCCATTCACTTTTAGAAACACCAAAAGTCCATATTTCTACGATCCACCGCGTTAAGGGAGGGCAAGCCGATACAGTCGTGCTGCTATCCGATACAGCCAAGGCAGCAGATAAATTTGGAACTGGCAACCAAGATGAGGAAACCAGGGTCTTTTATACCGGTGTGACAAGGGCGTTCGAAAATTTGATTATGGTGCACCCGGATAAGAGGTACCATTTTGAAAGGTTATTCGAATGAGTATCGTAGATATAAAAGACCCGGTAGAACAATTCGTAGCCTTTATCGAGGAGCGCGAAAATATCAGAGTACGTAGATCCAAAGGTTATCCTTGGCCCTGGACTCATGAACCTATCTTGCAGCAATACCGGTTCACCAACATACACAGGGAAGATGATGCCACATCCAAACACTACCAGAAATCAGTACGTGACCATTATGGAGACAATGAGCAAGTTTTCCCTGGGACTCTTTTGTATCGTTGGTTCAACCGCATATCTACTTGCGATAGTTTCTTTAATGAGCCTAACTTCACTAATAAATCTATTTTTGAACTCTATATCCAGAGCGGTGATTATGATATTCTACTGAATAGACTAAATCAGATTCCTACCCCACATGTGACCGGTGCTTATTTGATACCAAGCAAACCCGGTTATCCAAAGGGTGAGGGAGTCTTACAATATTTTCATAATTGGTGTAAAAGACCATGGTTAGACTGGTGGCAGACATGGTTATGTTTTCCTACGACATTACAAGAAATGTATGATTGGATTGGTGCAGTTCCAGGCTTAGGCAGTTTTATGACTGCACAGATTGTGGCTGACCTTAAGTATCTGCCAACATTTCAGAAAGCTTCTGACTGGTGGACGTTTGCTGCGCCAGGGCCAGGAAGCAAGAAGGGTTTGAATATTGTACTTGGATTAGATATAAAGAACCCTTGGAATCAAGGAGTATGGATATTAGAATTATGTGAACTAAATGATCGAGTAACTCCAATGCTCGCTGATGCTGGAATAGAAAAATTACACAACCAGGACTTACAAAACTGCTTGTGTGAATTTAGTAAATTTACTAAGGTGGCGAGGGGTTTAGGTCGTCCAAGGCAGGTATTCCGTCATGTCTGATCAACTCCAAATTATCATCCCAACACGCGGTCGCAAGGATAAGCAACTCACTGTTCAGTGTTTGCCCAAAGAACTGATGAGCCGCACAACTTTAGTGTGTCCTCAAAAAGACTATGCACATTTAAGAAGTATGCGTGATGACTACAATGTCATTGTACAACAAGACGATAATTGGAAAATTGCGCAGAAACGTGAGTGGATCATAAACAAATGGTTTGGCGAAGGTTACAATAAGATTATAATGCTTGATGATGATCTTCGGTTTGCCACACGCATAAGTGATAGCGATTGGCATTTGAAGGAGATAAAAGGTGAGGAACTACTACAAGAGTTCCAAAGGATGGAAGATAAATTAGGGCAAGATTTTCCGCACGTTGGCTTCGGTCAACGTCAAGGAAACAATACCTTGGATGAAGTTGGCTGGAAATCCCCCGGTAAGCAGGTCTGTACGTTGGGATACTATCTTCCAATTGTGACCAAGGAATGTAAGTGGGACTTAGTTGATTTGCGGGAAGATATGTGTGTTACTCTCCAATTACTATTGAAGGGTTATCCTAATGCCGTATGGACTGAAACTGTAGTCGATCAACGCGAATTTGATGCACCAGGAGGTTGTAGTACATATAGGACAGTACAGATGTCCAACTTGGAGGCTGAAAGGCTCGTGAGTTTGTTTCCAAACTATGTGAGCATAGTCGCTCGTCGGTACAATGAGCGCAGAGGATCAAGGGGTGAAAAGAAAGTATCCACCAATCGTCTTGAAACGATTATCCAGTGGCAAAAAGCACTGACGGATGGACAAAATGCACGTAATCGAAGCTGAGAATGTCCGTGATGCACTGCCTCGGGCAGTAGAGTATCTTCTACATTATGGCTTACGTGAGCAAACCAGACAAGGTCCGGTCTTCGCTGCACCAGAGCCTATTACGATTTGGTATCGTAACCCAAAGCAACACGTTCTACTAAACCCTATTCGTGATGCAAATCCATTTTTCCATTTGATAGAAGCAATGTGGATGCTTGCCGGTAGGCAGGATGGTGCTTTCCTTGATCACTATGTTAAAGACTTCAGCAAACGCTTCGGTAACAATGGTATCATCATGGACGCCTACGGGTACCGATGGCGTCATGGACTACGGTTCGACCAACTGGATGAAATTGTTGCACAGTTACGGAAAGAGCCTACATCCCGGCAATGCGTACTCCAAATGTGGGGAGCCGGTGAGACACGTGAGCTATTGTCTTATTCGGCAAAGCCGTGCAATCTTGCTGCTACATTCCGTATTATTGATGGCAAGTTGGATATGACCGTATTCAACCGGTCTAACGATCTTATATGGGGATGTTGTGGGGCGAACGCTGTGCACTTTCCAATACTTCAAGAATACATTGCCGGTCGGTTAGAGCTAGAGCTAGGGTACTATCATCAGATATCCACTAATCTGCATTTGTACGAAGCACACATTAATATGATGCGCAAGCGTACAAATTTTGAGGAGGGTGAGTTCCAGGACTTTTTAAGGGATAGTTGGGTCTATGAGAAAACACAGCCATTAATAACGTATCCATTAATATTTGATTTAGAGTTACAAGAAGTCCTGTTGTGGATCGATGGCATACACGAGAATAAAGAAGTCTATGACGGTAATATTTCTAATGGATTTTTACGTGAAGTTGTGTTGCCAATGGCCGCCGCTCATGCGTGTTACAAACACGAAGATAAGCGAGGAGCATATGAGTTTATTCGATCAGTTTCGGCGGAAGACTGGAGCACTGCGGGGCGACAGTGGCTTGACCGAAGATACAGCGAACGGGAACGAAGCAAACCGAGTCCGCCTTGACACACGGTTAAGTGGTCAGCTTCGTCGTTATCATACATGGCCAATCATAGGCCAGCAAACTGTCGCAGAACACTGTTGGCAGATTATGAGGATCTATCTATCTATAACAGACAAGATAGATCCACACATGGTTCACTACATTACGTTCCACGATATCGGTGAAACGGATATTGGTGATTTACCTTATCCAGTAAAAAGTGAAAACCCTGATCTGAAAAAACAACTTGATTATTTAGAAGACAAATCCCGTTACTTGCAGATGGGATATTGGGGTGCTTTTAGACAGACCTTTTTGTCTGAAGAGGATAAAATCTTTTTCAAACAAATTGAATTAGTTGAGATGGCTGAGTTTGGCATGGATCAAATGTGCATGGGCAATGACTATGCGTTCATCATTGCAAACAGGTGTCTAAGAAAAGTGTACCAAAGTGAAGCTTGTGCTCCGCTAGTGGTGTATGTTATAAAGAGAATAAAACTATTCTATGAACAATACAGGAACACATTAAATTCATCAGATGATTGGTGGATGGTGACGAAGTGGAATGAAAAGCTAACACATGGCTTCAATTTGGAGGAAACACATGGGAGCGAATGAAAGTCAGATCGGTGGTCGCCACTACAAAACTACTTACGAACATTGGGATCTATGTGTTAAGATCCCGTTAGGGTATCTCGAAGGGTGTACCACCAAGCATGTGTCCCGGTGGCGCAAGAAGCTTGGCATCCAGGACTTGCAAAAGGCTTTACATTACCTTGATAAACTATTGGAAGTCGCTACCTACGACGTCAAAAGAAATTATGATCAAATGCACGCAGACGTTGAAGTTGAGCGCTTCGTGGAAGCAAATGCTTTGACACATATGGAATACCAATATATTTTCATACTGTGCACATACATAAATGAAAAAGCATTAAGAAGCGCACGGAATATTCTTATGAAAATTATTGCTACCGCAATGGAAGAAGTCAAACGTATCGAAGAAATCAATATGCCGGGAACACCGGAGGATGGCGGTCAGCACGCAAGGGTGGAGATGCCAGATGCGTGATGTTGAATGTCCTTGCTGCCATGGGAAAAAATACATAGAGGTAATTCATGACGATATGCAAGGATCACCAGTGTGGAAAGAAAGATGCAACTCCTGCGTGGGAACAGGTAAGGTAGAGGCAGAAGAATTCTATTTGCTGAATGGACTCTGGTCACATAATGTGCCAAATCAAGCCCCATAAACGGCCCGTGGTGCGCTGGCCGCCCGCCCGGTGCGCTGTAGCGGTACCCATTCAAAACGCATGGGCGATAGGTTTTTAGGGCAGGGCGAGGCTATCTAAACTAGGGTGCTAGGGCAATGGGTAAGGGCAAGCCGTTTCCAGGTCAGCTTCCTCTATTTCCACCAGAAAGCTTGTGGGCTCCGCCCAAAGAATTACCAGATTTAAGCCAGGAAACTGAAGTTGCCATAGATACAGAAACAAGAGATGAGTCACTCGCTAAAGACAGAGGACCAGGGTTCTATCAATACGAACGAGCTAATCCTAGAACCGGCTACATCTGCGGTATATCAGCCGCATGGCGGAACAATTCAATCTATATACCTTTACGTCATCCTGAAACGAATTGCTTCGAATTCAACAAAGTTCGGAATTGGCTCAGACATCTGGCAAACCAAAATCATACTCGGTTCATATTTCATAATTTCCAATATGACTGGGGATGGATTGAAGCTGTATTTGGTTCACCATTTCCACTCCCACCTCCACTCTTACTAGATGACACAGCGGCCATGGCCGCTATGGTGAATGAAAACCTATTTTCATTTTCCTTAGACAATCTATGCAGATGGCAGAAACTACCCGGTAAAGATGAAACAGTGCTAACTGAAGCAGGTATCCAGTACGCTGCTAAAGGAAAAGAAAACCTGTGGCAACTTCCGGCTAAGTATGTAGGACCGTATGCTGAACAAGATGCTATGAGTACATTGCTTCTGGCTCAGAAATTGCGTCCGCTGTTAACCGCTGAGCATTTGGACGAGTCGTATCAAATCGAGCGGAAGTTATTACCAATCACATTAACAATGAAGCAGCGTGGCGTGAGAGTTAACACGGATAAGGCCAGGAAACTGGCCACCGCGATACTGGCAAACTGTGAGGTAAAACTTAATCAACTTGGTAAAGAAATCGGTGAAAAAGTTACCATAAAAACGATACGCCAGAGTAAGTGGCTTGAAGACCAGTTTATCAGAAGAAGGATTCCTGTTTTCCATACAGCACTAGGACATCCAAGTTTTGCCAAAGAAAACATGGCAAACCATCCGGAAGAATTCCCACGACTTGTACACAAGATTAAACATGACACAGAGCTCGCGGAAAAGTTTTTACTCGGCTATATTTGTGAATACGCCCACAAGGGTCGTGTGTATCCAACAGTTAATCAGTTCAGGAGTGAAAGCGGTGGTGCACGCAGCCATCGGTTCAGCTACTCCGATCCACCTCTACAGCAAATGCCCAGCCGGGATGATGAATGGGCTCCGCTTATACGCTCGTGTTTTGAGCCCGAGGATGGTGAGGAGTGGTGTAGTATCGATTACCGGCAACAGGAATACCGGCTGATCGTGTATGTGGCGGAAAAGCTAAGAGCTAAAGGAGCGAAGCAAGCGGCAGATATGTACCGCACAGATCCTAATACTGACTTTCATGATTATGTTGCATCAATCACGCGCTTACAACGTCGGCGTGCTAAGGATGTCAACTTTGCAGTCAGTTATGGAGCCGGTGTTAAGAAGTTTGCCGTGATGACTGGTATGGATGAGACAGAAGCTGAGTCTGTGTTAAGACAATATAACGAAAGACTACCATTTGTTCATCAAGCCTATAACGAATACATGTGGATGGCGGATCGACAGGGATATATTGAATTGGTAGACGGTGCACGCAGTCATTTTAACTTGCATGAGCCGGCAGACTATCGTAATTTTAACCTTAGTTGGTGGAAGGAACAACACCCTGATGTGGAGGTTAATACGCTTTCGTGCTTTATAGAAGAAGCTGAACGTAGAATTAAGGACAAAAATCATCCATGGTATGGGCACCGCCTTCGCCGATCATTTGGGCACAAAGCATTCAACCGTATGATACAGGGCAGCGCGGCGCGGCAAATAAAGAAAGCAATGGTAGATGTCTACAATGAGGGACACATGCCGCTCTTACAGATTCATGATGAATTGTGCTTTAGCATGAGTGACACTACTCATGCTAAAGTGTGTGCTGAAATTATGGAAAAAGCTATACCAGATATCACAATCCCAATGCTTACGGATATCAAGCTCGGCAAATCATGGGGCGATCTAAAGAAATAATATTTCATTAGACCGACATAAAAAGAAAAATAATTTCCTCAATTTAGGGTTGCAATTCCTCCAAATATATGCTAAGTAGAAGTTGCAACATAACAAGGAGGTTTTATGGCGAATCCTGCAGTTCCTGGTCAGCCCTCTGCACCAACTCCAGGTGTACCGGGTCAACCCGCACAAGGTCAAGTCCACAGGCCGACTGCCGTTCCGGCTCAGCCTCAACCTGTACCGGGCCAGGCACAAGCGGCTCCTACTGCACCCACGAATGGTGCTGAGGGCGAAAAGCCAAAGCGAAAGGCAAAGGCGAAGACCGGTGTTCCACGGCCTCGTCTAGCTAAGTTTGATGAGAACCATGTTATTACGGTTCTCAGACCCAATGCCAAGACTCGCATGTCAGGTGACCGATACAACCAGTATCAGACCGGCATGACGGTCAAGGCGTACATCGACAAGATGACCGCTGAGCCGTGGAAGCGCACAGTTGGTCAGATATATGCTGATCTGCGGTGGGACACTGATCCCAATCGCAAGCTGATCAACATCGGCCCAGAGGTTGTTCCTATTCCGGAGCAGCCAGTGAAGGAGCCGAAAGCACCCAAGCAAGCGGCAACGCCGACTCCCGGTCAGCCCGCTTAAGTTTTACAGAACCTCGTTAACCTCGTTAAGTTAACGAGGTTCTTTTTTGCCAGTCAGCATGAAACTTATCATTGTAGATACGGAAACTTCGGACCTTGATCCAGCCAAGGGTGCAGAAGTCATACAATTGGCGTGGATAGAACTTGAGAAAGTCGGTGAAATATGGCAACCGACATTCTCTACAGAATACTACATTGAGTTTGATGGACAGATTTCACCTAAAGCGCAGGCCGTTAATCATATACAACACGAAAAATTGAAAAAGGGTCATGGAGCAATTCCACGGCCGGAAGCTTTTAGCTTCTTCTTAGAACACATCAGACCTGATAGTATCATGGTCGCTCATAACTCAGAGTTCGATTCTAAGTTCTTTCCTATGGTGACACGACCGTGGATTTGCACAATGCGATCAGCCAGACATGTCTGGCCCAACGCTCCCGGCTATAGCAATCAGGTTCTTCGTTATTGGCTGAAGACTAATATCTATGAAATCGCAGCAGCAGTACAACACCGGTTCCCGCATGAGGCGTTATACGATGCAGCAACTACGACCAGTCTATTGTTGAAGATGTTGGAGAACCACACACCGGAACAGTTGCTAAACTTCACCAAACAACCGGTGAGGTTAAAGACTATCGGTTTTGGAAAACACAGAGGACAAGAATTTGGCTCTATTCCTCAAGATTATTTGAGATGGCTGCGGTCAACCACCCAAGATGAAGATATAAAACACACCATAGATTCTATGCTCAAATGAAAGACGGCGGCCTCAGGACGTTATTCCGTCTAAAATATCAGCAGTTCCAGTGGACAAGTGTAGAAACAGCCGGGACTGCCAGCGGTATCCCTGACTCTGAATTCTGCACACCAGACGGAATTCAAGGTTGGATAGAGTTTAAACAGACTTCTATATTCCACGTACAAATCAAACCATTCCAAGTCGCATGGCTCACACAGCGTTGCCGATATGGTGGCAATGCATGGATAGCTGTGCGTCGTGTTCCCACAGCCCAAAAATATGAAGACGTAGATGAACTCTGGCTCATGCATGGGAGTCAAGCTAATAGATTATTCTATGATGGATTAACCGGTACCCATGCTATGGTCTATTCTGGTGGACCAAGAAACTGGAATTATGACGAAATAGAGAAAATCTTGAAGCTGAAACTTCAGTTTTAAAGTAAGTTGCATTCCCCAACACAACCGGCTATAATACTTTACAACCAATATAAGGGGAGTATTGATGAGATATCTTGATGTTAGAGTGCGAATGCCAGTCAATAAGCTAGGCCCATTCGTCGATGAACTACCGTATTGGGCACAAGTGCTTGGATTCGATAAACTGGAGGAAGAAGACACACCAAAGAAGGGCAAAGGAGGTCGTCCGCCAGTTCCTAATGGATCATATGTGCCAGGGAAAGGTTCATCTGCTGAAGCAGTATTGAAATATCTAAATAAAGGGCCAGCAAGACGCTCAGTGATTATAAAGACTTTAGTGAATAAGTTTCATGAAAAGGCCCTCTCATCAGCTATAAAGGGACTAAGTGATCGAGGCAAGATCAACAAGCAAACGGATGGAACCTATGCTCTCACGTAACAAAAACGCTCGCACACTGAAAGTCTATAAATCGTATAACTTCATTGACAAGGATCCAATCGTAGACTACACACGGACCAAAGTCTATGCCAACGGTGGCCCAAGCAAGATCGCTAAAGCAAGCGGCGTAACCCCGACCACACTTTACGGATGGTACAAAGGCAAAACACGAAGACCACAGTTTGCG